GTTGAACCACCTAATCTATATGCAATTCTTAATTCTTCAGAACCATTATGATAAAACACATTAACATAGTTGTTACTATCTACTCTAGCTTGCCAAATAGTTGAACTTGTACTTGTAGTATCTATTGTAAACCATACACTACATGAACCTGCTTGTCCATTGTATAGTGTTTTACTTTCAGTTAGATCAATGTATTCATCCGTACCATTCATATCAACAGAATATATATTATATCCTGTTTTAGTATTATTAATGCTATTACCTAATTTTAATCCTAACATATCTTATGTTGTAGGTCCTTCATAATAACCTATACCAATACCTGATGTTAAAGTTATTGCAGTTATATTCATAAATAAAGTAGTACCTGCTGGTAATGTAGTTTGTAATGCACTTTCACCTGTCGCATCTGCTACTGTTATAGAACTAACTACTGATGTTACAGGAAAATATACACAATACCAATCTTTACCTGTTTGTGCAGCAGTAGTAAATATTTCTGTACTACCATTTTTACCTAATTGTTCTACTAATAATTGTTGTACGTTTTCTATCATTTTTTTAATTTTTATTGTCCATAATATATATAATTTGTTCCTGCTGGTTCTTCATGCTCCTTATATGTTACTTCTTTTAATGTAGTGTCTTTTTGTGATATATACATTTTACCTTCTGTTACTTGTCCTTGTAATACATAAAATTGTGGATTAGTTGTTACAGATGAAGCACCATATATAGCTGAAATAAACGCATTACCTGTTTTTAGTGGTGTACCACCTGTACTGTTTAAAGCGTTGTTAGAAGCTAATACAATAGCTATACCATAGTAATCTGATGGGTTTTTTACAGGTCTAATATTTAGTGTTGAACCTACTATTGTACCACCACCTACAGCACCACCTGTTTGATTATATTGTTTACACTCTACTAAATTTGCTGCCAATGTAGGATTGCCAATTTGCGCAAAAGAATGTGATGTGGTTTGTGGTACTGATGTTATATTAGTAACTTGTACTTCAGTTGCACCACCTACTGAAAAACCATAAGAATGTCCAACAGGCATTTTAGATACAATATCAAATGTTATACCTGTTGATGTTTGTACTACATTTTGAATTTCTACAAATCTTGTATTATCAGCTTGTGCAGTATCTGTACCTACTAAAAATGCACCGTCAAAAATAACATCATTACAAGTGTTTTTTATATCCATATTATATGTTCCTGCTGATAACCTATCTATTTCTTGTGTATAGACATCATTTTTACCTGTTAAATCTTTTGTATATATTTCTGTTGCTGATGGATCTTCTACAATAACTTTACCTAAAACTCCTGCACTTGTAGGTGGTAATGTATTGCAATTATAAGATACACTACCTGCTGAATATTGTGTTGTAAGTTCATATACGTTATAATCATAATAACCAACAGGTAAAGCTATAAATTGTCCTAAAAACATATCAGGACTTGTATTTTTCGGTGTTAATGTACCTGTTGTATATCTATCATCTACATTAATCTTTAATAAATAAGTATATACTACACTACCTGACATATCATTAGTTATTTCAAATAGTAAAGCTACTTGTGTTTTTGCAACACTTGTATCTATTCTATTATCTTCTGTTGATATGTATACACTCTGTTCTGTATTTGGTGTAGTGTAATCTAATTGTATCATATTATAATATAGAAAATTGTAGAATTTATTTGTATTCTAAAAAAAAAGGTGGTATAAAACCACCTTAATTAAGAAAATATATAAAAACACTAATGTTAGAGTTTATGATATTACAATTCCACCTGGTATATCAAAATCTGAATTGTCAAACGGTGTAGTATTATAATCTGCAACTATTTGCATTGGGGTTTCTTCCATACCATCAAAAGTCCAAGAATAACCGTTGTGTGAATCAAAACTACTTCCGCTTAAATTAGTTCCACTATTTAAACGCATACCGTTTCTTAAACCCATTCCAACTATAACGTGATGTCCAGTATCATTTAATTGATTTAGCGCAGCAAATACAATTAATTTACTTAATGCTAATAATCTTACTTGGTTTTGGTCAGCAGTAGATAATTGATTTAGTTTTAAAGTAATTTGTGGTGTGTAGTGTATAGTCCCGTTTTCGCTCGAGCCAACAATACTTTCCGTCAAACTGCTTTCACCACGTGGTACAGTATAACGATATAAAGATTTACCAGTTAACATATTAATATCTGTTATAGAACCAGTATTAGTTATTATACCAGTACCAAATACTTCACCAGTTGTTGCATTTTTAGTAAATTCATCATAAACTCCAAAATAAACGTATTTTATACCACCTGCAATTCTATCACATTGTAGTTCCCTTCCTTGTACAAGCCATATTTATTTATTTTTAAAGTTAAGGTAGAGGTTTTTACACCCCTACCATATTCTAGTTTATTATGATTGTCTTACAATATCTGCACCTACACCAGTTTGTACACCTCCACTGTATCTTGCAACGCATCTGATGTTGTCAGAACCATCTAATGTTGACATATCTAACAAGTTAATTCTTGTTGAATCAGATAGAAGATCCGTCCCATAATACAAGTTGCTCTTTTGTGCTGCAACTAATTGATTGTCTGGCATTCCTGGACATACTGCAATTTTATAACCTTCAAATACAGGCTCATAATCACCGTTCATATTGTAAGCGTTTACATAACCTAATGTAGAAACAGCGCTTATATAGAAAGCGTAAGTCTTTGGATTCATATAAATATGTAAATCATCTTTAGTTAAAACTGGTGATATGTTAGCAGCCATATCTGCAGTTAATGTTTGTAGGTTTAATATAATGTTTGAAGCATCATAAGCACCTGATGCACTTGATTGTATAACTGTTGCATCAACACCTGGTAATAATAAACCAACTGTTGCAGCTAGAAAACCAGCTTTAAATTCACCGTTACCATCGTCACCAGTCCAAATAGATGTTTCAGTGCTATCTGCAATAATTTCACCCATATAAGAAATTACATAATCTTCAAATCTTGGTGGTGGTGGCGCACCTGCACCTGCACGCATTTCTAATGCTTCCCAAGAATCTAATAATTCTTTTTTACATAAATCAATGTTAATTTGTAGATTCTTTGGCTCTAACACTTTTTCAGTTAAATCAAGTGTTCCATTTGCAGTAAAATTACAAGTTGCATTTCTTACTACGTCTGCACCAGCCATTCTTTGAATGTTGCTTTTAAACTTAATGTTTTCGATAGATGTTAAATAATCTAACGATTTTACTTCTTTTAGTGCTGCACTGATGTAAAAACCAGCCGCTTTACCACTAAAATTTGATGTTGTTGTTGGTTGAGTTGACATTTTTAATTATTTTAATTATTATTTATTTAAGTTGTATATAAACCTTTCTTGTCTAGAAAGTTTATTATAATCTTTTTTACTAAGTGCAACTTTTTCACTGCTAAACTTGTTTGTGTTTATTGGTGCGTCTGCTGGACTTTCTGCTAATTCAGTTTTTAGTTTTTCGTTTTCTTCTTTTAACTTTTTAATTTCATCTTCTGCTGAAAACTCAACTACTTCAGTTGTTTTAGTTGTAACAGTCTTAGGACTATCACCTCTTGGTTCTACTACTTCTTCTTCAGTAGTTTCTTCACTCATTTCTTCTTTGTCCTTACCATACTCTTTTACAAGTTCTTCAACTGCTTTTTCTAACTTAGTCATTCTTTCTTCTATTTCCTCATACTTATGATTTGGCTTGTGCTTTAGTTCTTCTTCTGATGCTTCTACTTCTTCAACTTCTTCTTCTGTTTCTTCAGCTTCACCTTCCATAATTTCAGCTACTTTACCTTCTTCTTCTACTTTAACCTTTGTGCCATCTTCCATTACGTATAATCCAACAGGTAATGGTATTGTAGTTCCATCTTCAGTTAATACTGAAATATCTACACCTACTTCTAATGTATCTGATTCTGATACAATAATTGTACCATCTTCTGTTTTAGCCTGAAAACCTA